AAAAATAGACGATTTTGATTATCTTGATGCATATTTTGGAAAATAAAATGTGCGCCAAGTGTAAAAAAATACGAAAAATTATAACCAAAATCATTGCAAGGAGAAAACGCAAATGAGAATGACTGAATTAATACCAAACAGCCCGATTGCTGTACAGAAATCGCGCCGATCTGCAAAAGGTCGAGTATTGACGTCAGGCGACGCAGGTAAAATCCTGCCGTTGAAATACGAATGGCTACACCGTGAAGACGGCGTGCAAAGCGGTAAAATCCGTATGAACGTTGAAATGATGGAAACATCAGAAATGTTAATGAACGGTGTTGGCGTAACACTTTACGCACATTTTGTCCCAATGCTTGCATTTGACCGATTTAACGGATCAATGGACGAATTGAACCGATCATATAAAAAAGAAAATGGTGCCGCAGGAAGTGTAGTACCATTTTTTGAAACGAATAAATATTTTGATTATTCTACAAATAGTCAAGGTCAATCATCAGGTACAAGTGGTTGGGATACACTTCAACCTACTCCATCAATAGGTATAGCCCAATTTTATCAAACAATGGGTATGCATTTTGAAACACAAAATTTAAACACAACAGTTGTTGAAGCATATAATGCAATTGTTAACCATAGACGCAAAGCGAGATCAAAATCATTACCATTAAGAAACGCATATGATCATACTTTAGCTGATGCGTTTTGGATTAATAATGGAATGCAAAATATCGTACCAGATTACGATCAATCATTGATTGACGGACAAGTAACACTTGCCGGATTGACATTCCAAGCGCCAATAAAAGCACCATTTATGACACGTGATGGATATAATAATTCAGCTGCTGCAAATAACACAACTGGATTACCATCAAGTCAAGGATTTGCACCTGCAATGGCAGGAAGCGATATCATTGACCAAGGTGATATGTATTTATTTGAAGATATATACGCTGAGTTATCAACAGGCGGAAACGCAACAATGTCATTAGCTGACATTGAGCAAGCACGTAAAACAGCGGCATTTGCTAAATTAAGAGCAAAGTACGATGGAATAGATTCAGAGCATATTATTGACTTACTTATGAGCGGAATACGTGTTCCAGAAGAAGCATTAAAACAACCAATATTATTGGGTCGTCAACGTGCAATGATAGGATTTAACCAACGTTATGCAACAGACGGCGCAAACTTGGATAAGTCAGCAACAAACGGTATGGCAACAATTGACATGTCAATTAGAACACCGGCTATGAATACCGGCGGCGTTATAATGATAACTGCCGAAATAGTGCCAGAACAACTTTGGGAACGTAAGAAAGATTATTTCTTATACACAACAGACCCAGATACGTTACCTAACTATCTGTCTGATGTATTAGACCCAGAAAAAACGGCAGTTGTAAAAAATGACCACGCTGATGTAAACCATGCAACACCAGATGGAACATTTGGTTATGCACCATTAAACCATGAATGGCAAAGAGATGCGGTAAATGTAGGTGGTAAATATTACCGCCCTGCAAATGACGCATTTGACGAAGACCGTGCAAAAATTTGGACGGCTGAGTCAATAAACCCATCGCTAAATGAAGACTTTTATTTATGTTCAGGTTTGCACAAAAAAGTATTTGCCGATCAAGTATCAGACAGTTTCGAAATCACATGTCTTACAGATATGTCGATTGTAGGAAACACCGTATTCGGTGCGGGACTACAAGAAACTGATGCAACATCTGATTACGACACAATCACTTCACAAGTCGATTCCTCGCGTATCGTTAAGTGATAAAATGCGGGGTAGCTCTCCCCTACCCCGCATAAATTTAAAAAGGAAAATGAAATGAATAGAATTAAACACGGCAATATAAGCAAATGGTCACAAGCAAAAGCGGGCGACGTAATTGAATTTGCATCAAGCAAACCAAGACATGTAAAGTTTGAAGTAACTGCAAACAGCAACATCGAAGTTTGGGTAGCAAACGATAATAAAATGTCTGACGCCGTATTGGTGGGAACATCAAACGGAAAAACAGAAATTCAATACACAGCAACCGCAACAACGTATGTGCAAATTAAAGCTGAAAAATCAGCGGCAGTATTTGTAAATATACCAGATATCGATCAATCAGTACAAAATAGCGATGAACCAAGTTTCACGTCTATTGAGCCACGTGTAAACAACAGCACTGAATTTGATCGTATGGTTGCATTTATGAAACACAACGAAACGCAACGTAATGCACAATTAGAAGCTGAAAGATCAGCTCTAAGAGCAGAAGTAGCAAAAATTAAAGCAGAAGCTGAAACAGTAGTTGAAGCGCCACAAGAGGCAGAAACAGAAGATGCAGGAGAAACCCCCGAGTAAGTTTCTACGCTGGATACGGTTTATTGACCGTATCCAGTTTTGGCACCGCGATGAGCTGGTGCATAAAACACACGTAGAAGCGGCAAGATCATTAGCAGAACCTAATGCATCAAAATCACTCTGGGTTAAAATTCAGCAAACAGAAAACGATTATAGAGGGGTACACCCTGAAATAATTGAGTTTTGGAAAGCATTTTCCAAAGCAATGAAGCGACGCAATATACCATTGCGAGCGTTTGAATTTGTACGATCTGCAGAACGACAACAAGAGTTATACGATAAAGGCAGAAGCAAAGCATCTGCCGGATTTGGTGCGCACCAATATGGAATGGCTGTGGATGTAATCCACGCCACACGCGCATGGCAATTAAGCAAAAAAGAATGGGACTGTATAGGAGCAGTCGGCAAAGAAATAGCGCGTAAAAGAAACATAAAATTAGATTGGGGCGGAGATTGGAATTTCTACGATCCCGCACACTGGGAACTAGACAATTGGCAAGACCAAATCAAATAAAAAACAGTAAGTTGAATAACTTACATAGGCAAACGGAACGGAAACTCCAAGTATTGGAGTTCCGTTTGCCGACTAGATATCCCCTACCCTTGTTAAGATATGCATTTAGTGACACCAAACGACAGGAACAGCAGTAAATTATGTGCATCGCACCAGTAAAATTAGATGATGGGACGGAAGTTGGGTGTCGCGAATGCTGGCAATGCCGAAAACGTAGAGTTAACGATTACGTTGGAAGATGCATTGCCGAAAGTAAGTTTTCGAAAAAAACTTACGCTGTAACATTAACGTATGACGGAGACCAAGGCGTTAATGCAGTAACGTTAATTTATAAAGACGTTCAGGATTTTCTTAAAAGACTGCGTAAAAAACATAAATGTCGTTACATCGTTACTGGAGAATACGGTAGCGCAAAAGGACGTTCACATTGGCATATAATACTATTCTTTAAGGATAGTTGGCCAGAAGTGACGTCAAACAAAAGGGTAGATTGGAAATATTGGAAACATGGTTTTAGTTATTTTCAAGAACCGGACTGGAAGGGTTTTGAATATTGCCTAAAATATGTTCTGAAAGATCAGACATCAAGGCAAAGTGATAGCCACTTGGCTATGAGCAAAAAACCACCACTAGGACACGAGTTTTTTCAACAATTAGCAAAGCAATATGTTGAACAAGCCCTCGTCCCACAAACATATTTCTATAAGTTTGGAGACGTCAGGGATTATAAAAACAGAGAAAAGGGGTTTATGATGCAAGGAAAAACAAGAGAAAATTTTATGGAAACTTTTGTCAACCAGTGGGAGGATACATACTCTCACGAACCGTTATCGGAATTAGTAACAGACTATTACGACGATATAACGGAAATAGAGTACACGGACGAAGAACTGTACGAAAGATTGCATTATCAACCTGTAAAATATGTAGAACCATGGATTGAAGGACAAGGAGACGGAATATTTAAAGATATAGAATTAGTAGAAGCAACGTATGACGGAATACCAATATGTTATTGGGATAATAAAAACAAAACAGGCATACATATAGTGACGGAGAATGACGAATGGCACGAAAAAAGACCCGAAGTAATACAAACAATAAAACAAGGACAACAAATACAACGACGGCGAACCTACGCCGAAGTACAGTACGCGGAATTGGACGAGGTATAGAAATATACAGTCCACCCGTTGAACAACGGGAGCGAACAGCCGAACCACCTCCCGAACGGGATCTAGCGAAGCGGAAAAAATCCCCGAAAAACTTTACGGTCAGAGATCTGCGGATAAGGTGTAAGGACAGACCTAAGAAAAACACCCCTACTGGGGGGTCAGGGTCTAAAAAAACATTTGTACCTTGGTGTTAAAAGTAAAAAAATGATACATTTTTAAAAAAAGTGCTTTACATTCCCAAATGTACAAAGCTATAAAAACGTATGGGTCAACACAACGAGTCTCATCATGGTATCATAATATATATTATCGGCCATTGAGCGTTTTGACCCTTCTATAAAAGAAGGAGTAAAAATTGCAATTACTACTAATCAAGCAAATTCTAAAACCGATTATCACAAGATGTGGTACTATGCTTGGCGCATCGCTTGCGGGCGCAGGAATAGCAGTTGGTACAACGGAAAGTATCGTTTTGGGATTTACCGCACTAGCGGGAGTATCGATCGACCTCATAACACGGAGGTGGATCAAATGAAATTAAAAGACATCATTATAGCAACAGTAGCGGGAATAGTAATGGGTTTAGCCTTATTCTCGGATACGTTGTTAAACGCGGGAGTAATATAATATGCCATTTGGATTAACATTTGGAAAACTTGCACAAGTAGCACTTGGAGCTTATGGCGCAAAAAAGAGTGCTAAAGCAATGAAAGGCGCAAACGATCTTGATTTGAAAAAATTAAGACGTGAAGCAGAAGAAAATGGGTTTAACCCATTAACAGTACTACGAGCCACAGGCGGACAAGGTAGTACAAAAGGCCCATCTGGCGGTTTAGCTAGTGGGGCATTTTTTAGTACATTTGCACAAGGAATACCAAGTATTCTTGAATCAAATTACGATAAAAAAATGAAAGATGCACAGTTAGCAAGTACAATTGCTAACACACGTTATACGGGTGCATTAACACATGATTTATTAACAAATCCAAATAAAGGCGGACGAAGAATTGATCCATTAAGTGGATTAGAAATTAAAGACGCTTTTATACAAGTAATGGGTGATGATGGGAAATTAACAAAAGTTCCCAACAACGAAATTACAGAAGGTAACAATCCAATTGAATTAGCAACAGCTGCAGGTATGCAAATAACATCAGAAGTTGCAAATAAATTAGGAGTGCCATTACCTACCCCAACATCTTATGTTGATATGGGTGCAAAGGTTTGGAATAAAATTGGATTATTATCAAAAGGTGCTTTTGATAAATTAAAATCCAAAGCAACTAAAAGTTATCAAGAAAATCACGGAGCTTTAGCAAGTGATACAATCATAACGTCAAAAATAGACGATTTTGATTATCTTGATGCATATTTTGGAAAATAAAATGTGCGCCAAGTGTAAAAAAATACGAAAAATTATAACCAAAATCATTGCAAGGAGAAAACGCAAATGAGAATGACTGAA